AGGTTCAACGCCAAAGGGAATGCATCACGACAAGCTTTGGTTGATGCCGCAGGTGGGAAAGCCGCATTTATGGAGGCAATCCGCAAATATATTGCGTCTCCAGAAAGCTTTCCAACTGTGTCACATGCATTTGTAAAAGACGAAGTCCTCCCACTCTCGTATGTTGAGAGGGAGAAGATCCGCACTATTATAGCGCAGGATCCGTTAAATTACTATGCTCAGATGGCTGTCACGGGTGATCACTCCAAGAGGCTAGATCCATCATCATTCTCCGCTGTTGGAGTTTCACCTGCCCATGGTGAATTGTCCGCACTTGCTGAAAAGCATTTGGCTTACAAACACCACTTTGCCATGGACGTAACTGCACTGGACTCTACTGCTACCACGGATGCAATTGACACTATCAAACGCCTGAGGAAGCTCGGGTTTAGGAGTCATCCACAAAAAGCAAATATTGAGACGCTAATCGATGGCGCTTACTCAAACCTGCAGGCATCCTGGATCATAGATATCCATACCGGTCGAGCTCGTTTTAAGAAACAAGGTCTATCTACCGGTCATGCGTCAACAACACCAAGCAACACAGAATACATGGAGATACTTATGTTAAAGGCTTGGCATGACGTGACTGGTAGACCGTATGACGAATTCTACGACGATGTCAAATTTTCCTCTTTCTCTGATGACAATTTCTGGTCAACTAGTTTGCCCAAATCGGTGTTTTCGGCACAGAAAATATCAGAGTATTGGTTATCTCACGGTGTGCAGGTACGTGTGGAGGGCGAATCAGACGACTTGTCACAACTTTCGTTTTTGGCTAAACGCTTCTCTTTTGAGCCTGCTCACCTGGAAGAGGTTCGTAAATACGCGAATAGAGATGCGAAGGTCGCAATAGTTCACGATCTCCCTCGTCTACTTATGAAGTTCTCCGATTTTAAGAAGAAGAACACCCTTGCACTCAGATGGGAGCGCATGGTCGCTTTACAGGCCAACTGCGCTCACCATCCGGATGTATTTAGCAAGGTTGATGAGTATCTAGACGCGTTAGAGAGGACAATGACAAAACGACAATTTATGCGGAAGTTCCTCAAACAGCACCCTAGGAAGACCTATGCACAGACTATGGAATTGATGTATGCTCCAAAGAACAATAAGTCTGGCTTAATTGTGTCATCTATGGAAGAGACAATCCCCCACAAGATATTATTGTGGTGGGACACTCTCAGGGTGGACATAATGTCATTCGACGGGACGGCATCAACGTACGCACGTGTGTTAAACCAGTTCACCGGTCTCTTAGAACTCGGCGGTCTTAATGTGGAAGATGCTGGAGTTTTCCTCCGTCAGCCTGGCGAATTGCCTACTGATCCGGAGATGACCCTAGAACACCATGTTTATCTTCTGAATGGCTGTCCGGGAACTTTTGAGTCCTACCGGTTACTGGCGCAGAAAACACCTTTCTCAGCGTTTATGGATATTGAGGGCTTCTGGGCAACCAGAGACCGCTTTGACATAAGCGAGGAAATGGCAAATGGACTGCGTGCAAAAGTCTTCCTTCTAACGGCTGTCTACACGATTGTTGCCTGGTTAGAGAAAATGCTCATGGCTGTACCAGTCGTGGGCCCAATGTACAAACTCTTCTGTAGCGCAAAGGCAATGTCAGAAAGTGCATACTCGCGTTTAAACGCTATGTACTATGTGATGTTCGGTGACTCTTCGTTGATTTTGAGTTCGATGATGCCGAAGGATAGGTACCTGTCCCTTAAAGTTTTAGCCTTTAAGGTGTGGTGCAGATTCACTTCGACAGACTCGCTCAACTTCTCCGGAGACATTGGACAGTTCAAGGATCTGGCAGATGCTACAGCAAAATTAGCACAGGACGTGCAAACCGTCCTGTTTGATTTCGATATATCACCTTTAGTTCCGGCCTCTATTGAGACTGTTCGGAATAATGGCATTGAAAGCGGATGGATGGCCCTAGACCATTCACCACAAGTTAAGCAGTGTCAAGACCTCCTCGCTGACAGCAAGGAACCATTGGTGACTGGCCCGACAGGTTGCGGCAAATCTACTGATTTTATTCTGTCACTCTATGAAGAATATAACACAGTCATAGTTGCCTGTCCACGCAAGGTTATTGTTCGGAATTCGCCGGTCGCACACACTCGACTTTATGCTGGGTGTCAAGATAAACTAACTCCTGGTCTCATAAACTTTGGCACTGCAGGTTACCTGCGGCAAGTTCTCGGGGACCTACCTGAAGACACAATGCTGGTCCTGGACGAGTTTCACGAACTCGATGAGGATACATTGTGGCTCCACAGTCATTTTAGGGGTAGGGTTATCACAATTTCTGCGACTCCAGTGTTTACTGGAAGCAATATTTTCACTCAGGTGCCTTTGGTTAAATCAAGGAATGCAGGTCACATTGTTCAAACGACAATAATGAACACAAGCGGTAAGCTTGAAGAGATCTGGAAAGTCCTCACGGCAAAGGAAAATATCAACAGGTTTAGAAAGGTTCTGGTGATCGTACCACGTGTGTCAGATGTCGAGCATCTCGTCAATCACGCGGCACGGTTGGTCTCTGCTAAAAGGACCTGCCCTCTTTATAGAGGACGGGACACCGTTACAGAGGCCGACTGGTATTTTGCGACCAGTATAGCCGATTCTGCCCTGACGATACCTGGGCTCGATTGCGTGATCGATGCAGGTTTTTCCTCTGGTTGGGTGAATGGTAAATTTGTCACTCGCCCATCGTCTCACAATACAAGTGATCAGAGACGAGGCCGCACGGGACGTATGTGCGACGGTGAGTATATCCGGATGCAAACAAAGTTCATAGACGACCCCTGGGATTTCACCACACCATTCTTGTTTAACAACTGGGAGGTGGCAAAATTGTGGGGGAGGAATCTCAAGCGTCCGCGCTTACGTGAACATGGTTGCTTGGAGGCCCTGCCAGCGGGTTATGACAAACTGTTGGCAGAGAAGAATTGGTCAGCGATAGTGTACTTGGTGCACTATTACCAAAACAGGGGGGACGTCCAAAGGACGCGTTCTGATTACCAATCCTCCCGAAAATTCCCGGAGTCACCGGAGATGAGGTACCTTTTGGGACCTCATTCAAATAAAATATTTAATGATCTTTCGGTTGTCGAGGGCTATTTGCGTGGTTTTAGGTTATCAACTGGTGGTAACGTCTGGACCCCTGACGGGTCAGACTCATACCTGGAATTATTCCATCAGCCGGTGCCTAAACACCTTATAGACCGCGATGAAGACTAAAGGACTACACTGTGTCGGCCCAACTCTAGACGAGGGGAAAGCCGACCTTAAACAAAACGAGTCACCTGACCAACGATGCGGCCGTGGGGATGTTTAAACACCAATCTATGGAAGGTCGAAATGCCACATTCGAAACTCTAGACTGCCGTGATCAGCAACCAGGGATCTAGGTAGCAGAGTTGTCCATATGCACGTGTTAACAAAAGACCGAGAAGTCTATAAACTCCAAAACACCATTTAATATAAGACCGAGAAGTCTATAAACTCCAAAAGTTGTTGTTGTATGTTCTGAGGGCCCTTAAGACCTCAGCCTCAACAAAGGCAACGATAAAACAAATTTCAAAATAATAAAATTGCTGCCGCCCGGGGGCAGGATAAAGCAAGTTTGTGTAATGCTTAGAAAGATAACCGTGAAATATTATTGGGGCCCTTTAGACCCAATTGCTCACCGTAGTGTTTGCTTTCTTCTCTTTGAAGCTCATTCCGTGCCAAGGTCGATTGATCCTTGGTGTAAAATACTAGATAGATATAACGGGCTAGTAAATGAGTGGAGAGTGCACTTTGGTTTTAGGAGTGCGGCACCTTAACGGGGCGT